GTGCAGCAATTGAGCATTTGCGTGCTCCAGTTGGGTGATCTTGCCAAGGGCAAGCCTCACTTCCTCCGGGAGACCGGCGAGTGGATCAGCCGCCTGTACTTGGGTTGATGCGTCCTCCAGATCAAGGGTTTCCTGCGGCGGTGTGCCCGGCGCAGATGCTTGAGACTCAAACGCGGGTGAATAATCACCGGCATCGAGCTTGTCAGCTTCCTCGTTCCAAAGTTTTTGAGCCTCTTCCTGAGACAGTTCAGTTTCTTCCACAATGCTCTCCAATAAAAAAGCCACCTTTCGGTGGCTTACTCACAAGGTCATGCGGGACTATTCGTCCGGCTCAACCACCACACCCCGAGTTGCCTCATTCGGCAAGTCGAGAAATCGTTTGAGCATTTTGATTTCGCCCCGCAGTGACGCCGTGTCGGTGAGAGAAAGACCGACTGCATCATTTTTGACACGCGCACGCTGAAGCTCTGTTTCAGCCCATTTGCGTAGTTGGTGCCAGGTTGCGGAAGTGAAATCGTTCATGCCATCTAAAAAGCCAGGTCAGTGCCTGGCTATGTATATTTTGGGCGCAAGGCCCCTGCCCATAGTATAAGGCTGAAGGGGTTTTCTTGCAACATGTTGTACTGCCCGCTACTGTCCGCTTAGTACGCGTTTTTGGTGTAACGCGGGTAGTAGCAAAGGGACGCCGTAATGGCCGTGCCGGTGCCGCCTGCCGAGATGGCGCGGACGAAGGGCGGCATCTCGTTGGGTGAATGGTTGGCTGCGGTGGTGTAGGCCATGTTGGCGGTGCCGCCCTTCTGCGTCAGCGCGTGCCAGTTAGTCCCATCACTTGACCCTTGCAGGGTAATGGTGGCCCCGCCAAAAGTGCCAAAGATGTGGCACGTCATGTCGCCAGCGGCAGGCAGTTGGAAGGCCGTGCCGGTGTCGGCGTTGGCCAATGCCCAGGTCACGATCACGGCACCGGGTGCGGTGTCGCGGCTGATGGTTGCGTTTACTGCTGCCATGGTAATTTCCTTTGGTTAGATACCGGAACCGGTACGGAGTTTGAGGTTTTGCTCGGCGGCATAGATTTCCTTCTTGCCACGTTCGCGGATAGCCGTGTCGGCCAGCTTTGCTTTGATCTCTTCCAGGCTAATGTTCTGGCTGTTCGACATCTTCAGCATTTCGATCTCGCGCGACATTTGCAGCTCGGCCATGCGTAGCTCGCCTTCTTGCTGAGCAAGGGTTTGGCGCAATTGAATCTCTGCCATGTCGCCTGCGTTCTGCGCCTTGGCTCTTTCCATGTCTGTCTGCGCGCGAATCTGTGCAGCCTGGACACGCGGGTCAAGTGCCTGCTGTTGCTGCTGCGGGTTGGCCATCTGCTCTTTAATCTTCTCCAGCTCGTCTTCCGGCTTGAACACGTCCTTGGGATCGATGTGCTGTGCTTGCAATGCTTTCTCAAACAGCTTCTGCGTGTCCAGGTAAACACCAAATACCGGGTTAGCAGCAGCGGCAAGCAGGTTTAGAAACGACTGGTTCTGGATGTCGCGCACCAGCAGGGCACTAGAGCCGCGTGCGTCGACGCTGAAGTCACCCTTGATCTCTTCGTCCTCGCTGTACATCATGTTGTAGTCGTAGTACCGGCGGATGTGCGGCTTGGTGACCGAGTCATCGAACTGTTTGACCAGGCGGCGCAGGACCACGTTGGCGCTGTTCATCAGCATCTGCATGCCACCCACGGTGTCAGGCGCTGCGCCCTTCTCGCCCTGGGTGATTGCTGGCACGCCAGTCTCTTGGTCGGCCAGCTCCATGGCCATCTTGATGATGTTAGCCAGCTCGGCTTGGTGGCTGTTGAACTCGACAGCCGTAAAGGCTTTGCGCACGTCGTCCACGTCGTCGGTTGCGTACCAGATTTTGCGGGCACTGAGCTGCCACTGCTTGTCTGCTGGCTGGATCGTGCCAGCCTTGACAATGATCTGCGGGCCGCTGGTGACGCCCGAGTTGTCCATCATCTGACGCCATGCCGCATTGAGCACGCGCTGCTGCGCGCGCATGAGGTATGGCACACCGTAGCCCCACACGCTGCCTGCTACCTTCTCCCAGACAAAGAAGTCATAAGGCAAGTCGCCGCCTTCCAAGGGGTTCAGGAATGCCTTGACCACGGTGCTGTTGATCATTACGACGCATGCGCTGATGCTGCGCAGCTCGTCCTTCTCACCCACGTTGACGCCTGTGGCTTCCAGGTCTTCGTGCTCGACCTCGCCCCAGTAGGTCCACATCTCGTAGACGTCGCGTGCGATGTCGCGCTGGTCTTCGTCCTTCAGCTCCTGGAACGTGGCCGACTTCTTTGGACCTTCTTCCAGCACCTTGCGCAATTGCGCCTTCATAAAGCCCGGCTGCTTGGCCAGCTCACGCACCTGGCGCGACGTAAGCTGCTCGCGCTCATAGATGCCCTTGCCGTTGTGGATGCTGTCGCCGCAGCCCGGGTCTGGCCAGACGTTGCGCGGGTCGACGCTGAACGACGCGGGCTTGATCTCTTCGACGATCTCCAAGGTGTGAATCTGGTTGCCTTCCATGTCCCTGTACGGCTGCCAGGCTTTGCGCGTGCGGTTGGTGACGACAGGCCCCTTGACCACGCCGGTGCCCAGCACTGCTGAGTTGTGGATCACCTTGCGCACTTCGGCGTTGTAGTCGCACTCAATGAGCTGGTCGTTGATCTCCAACTGCATGGCCTCGGCCTTCTTGCGCGCCACATCCATGGCAGCCCGAGCAATGTCCTTCATGCGCAGCGGCTCCTGGGTATCAGGATTCAGCAGCGGCTCGCCTGTTTCCTTGTCACCCGCCATTTGCTCATCACGCGCCATGGTCATCAGATCAGGCTTAGGTGTGGGCTGGATACCCCAATTGCGGTCATCGGTGGGCAGCAGGATGTCGGCAAGGCGGGCCTCTGCCGCGTTGGACTTCTGACGTGTCAGACCAATGTAAACGGTTGACCGGTGAGGTTTGGCCTGCTGCGTGGTTACAGGGTAGCCCTGCTCCACGCTTGTCATCATCTGGCTGGCTGCCTTGTTGATGTTGTCCTTGGCGTTGTACTGGTCCTCGTCTTCGAGCCATCGCTTGTCCACGCCGTAGCTGTAGCGCGAACGAATCCACTCATCGCGCTGATGGCCCATGTTGGTGCCGAAGGTTTGCAGCTTCTCCTCCATGCGCTCCTTGGCTGCTTGCTGGTCTTCTTCGACCGGGGTGTCTTGCATCATCGTTATTTCCTCAGCATCTGATTGCCAATAAGGCCACCTGTCGGGGCTGCCTGACCGGCGACTGGCGGTCTAGCCAAGCCTTGGCCAAGAGCACCTGTCGGAACCTGGACGCCAGCTTGCTGCACGCCCAGGGCTTGAACTTTAGGACCGACTGGGGACGAACCCTCCATGGCGGTTACCGACGTGCCCATCGTCATCTTGCTTGGTTTGGCCATCTTGCCTTGGCCGTATGCGCTAAGGTCAATTGCCGGGGTCATGTAATCGGCGGGCATTTTGCTACTACCGGTACCGGGAACGGGAACGAGTGTTTGGATTTGAGCCGTAGGATGGCCCTGTCATCTGATTGCTGATGAGGCCCCCCGTGGTTGGTGCCGGAACAAAGGTTTTTTGGTTTTTGGCAGCGCCGCGCCTTATCCGCGCTAGGGCGTTTGTACCGCCGCCACCTGCGGCGCGAGCGGCAGCCGCCTCTCTTATAGGCCGCTCTATGGCCTCTCTTTCAGCAGCTCGCCTATCTGCTTCAGCAGCTCGTCTGGCCGCATCTTCAGCTTGCTGCCTAGCCATATCTTCCCTGATACGCGCATGTATATCGTCATGGTTCACGGCAATCTCCTCTACTACCGGTACCGGGAACGGGTGTTTGGATTTGAGCCGTAGGGTGACCCTGTCATCTGATCGCTGATAAGGCCCCCCGTGGTTGGTGCCGCAATGACGGACGCCCGGTTTTGGGCAGCGCCGCGCTTTATCCGCGCCAAGGCGTTTGTACCGCCGCCGCCACGCGCCCTATCGGCAGCGGCGTCATCCTTAGCTTTCTGTTCTTCAATTTGTTTAATCTTCTCCGGGGTAAGACCAGCAAACATACAAATTACCTCTCAGTATCCTGTGACTTCATCGAATACCCCAAATGCCGGGGCGACTGGTGGACGGTTGGTCCGTATCCTGGCTTCGGATTCTTCCTGTGTCTTGGCCATGCGGCGCATCATCAGCGCGTACCTGGTAGCGGACATCAGGTCATCGGTGAGCTTGACGACCATACCGTCCTTGCGGTGGTACAGGCGGAACTCCTCGAACCAATCTTCCAGGTGAGCGAACACTCGAAAGCGCATGGTCTGCATGCGTGTAAGCATGTCGGATAGCCCGGCCTCCACGCCGTTGCTGCCATCCTCAAATGTCGCTTTTTCCTTCAACAGGTTAAGCCCCTGGTCGCGGTATTGCTTGGCCAACTGCTCGCCCGATCCGCCCTTGTCCCGCTGCAAGCCATCGTGCGGCCATGCGATGGGCACCCACTCACCCCTGGCGCGAACAGCCATGGCGTGACCTGCGATGCCGGGCTCACTCTTGCGGTACGTGTCGGTGACGTAGATCGTGTCGCTGTCTCGGTCCCATGCCAGCCAAGCGGCTGCGGTCGGGTGGTCCACGCCGAAGTCGATGCCGGTGATGCGCGGCCAATGCGGCGGTATGGGGAAAGCTCGTATCTTGATCGCCTCTTCGGCAACTGGGAACACGCGCCCACTGCCCAGGATAGGAATGCCCTTTGCCCGGGCCTCTCGTTCGTGCTCTGGGTAGCTGGCGATGATCGCTTCGCGCTGCTCGTCCGTGTAATGCCCTGCGTCGTATATCGTCATGGTAGTGACGTTGGACCCGGCAGGCTTGTCGATGAGGAACCGCTTCACCACGTCGGACATGCCCAGCAATGGCGTGAAGGTGACGAACACCTGGCCATTGGTTGCCTGGGTACGGGTCAAGCCCTCCGAGTAGATCGACAGCGGTGGCTCCTCGTCGAACCAGACGAAGTCCACTGTGTCGGCCTGCCACTTCGTGCGGCCCTGGTCGTAGCTGTTGAACTGGATTACCGAGTCCTCGCCGCACTCATGGCGGACCACTACGCTGGACACGGCATCGGGCACGCCTTGCTTCATTGACGTGTCGCGCAGGCAAGCGTGCGGGATCGCGCCAGTGCCCCATTCGTCGCGCATCTCAGGCGGGCCAAGCAGAAGGCGCTGCACCCCTTTGCGTGTCAGCTCAGCAGACTCGGAGCCCACCATGCTGCGCGTGGCATAGGGGAAGCGTTTGCCCTTCCACCAATCAGGGTAACGACCCGTCGCGTGCATGGCGACCTCGAAAGCTCCGGCCACTGTCTTGCCAAGCTGGTTGCCTGCCATGAAGAGCCGTTCACGGAACGACGCGCCAGCGTTGTGGAACTCGACTTGCTTGGCATATGCCGAGTAAATCGCCAGGCGGTTGCGCTTTGCCCGGATGTCACGCAGGCGCATCAGCTCATAGACCTGGAGCTTCTCCTCCATCGTGAGCCTGCTGAGGTCCAGCTTGCTCAGGTCTATGTCGTCGATCTTCATTTCATCGCCTTGGCAAATAGCATCTCAAGACGGGAGTCGAGTTGCTCATTGGTCAGGTCCAGGTGGCCGGAGATTTTCATCTCGACCGCCTTCAGTTTGGGTTGCGTGTATTGCAGCATCTCATTGAGCATGCGCAGCTTGGTGTCTGGGTCCAGGGCGTCACGCATGATCGGTTTCTTGGTTTTCGGGTCGAGCTTTGGCGTGCCGCTGTTGTCGTAGATCGGCACCTGCTTCTTGAGGATGCTGATGATCTCCACGGCTGGGTCGTAGCCCTCATCGACCAGGGCCTGCGCCACGGCTTTGAGGTTGATCTTTAGCTCGCCGCCCTTCTTCGTGCTGCTTGACTTGTTCGAGGCGTGCGCTCTCCCAGGCTTGGCAACCGTCGGCACTTCCAAGTCGTCAAGCGTCGCCAGCTTGGGCGGCGCTCCGGCCAGGTCGGCATGGCGGGCGTTGGCTCGGCTTGCTTTCTTCACTGGTCAGTCCTTCATGTGCTTGCGCACCAGGCCATTGCGCTTGCTGATGCCCGCAGCCTTGGCCTTGGCGTCTGCCTTGGATGAAGCGCCCCAGGCATTCAGGCTCAGCAGCAGCCTGGTGGGCTCGCCGTCCTTGCGCTCTGGACCAGGCATGTTGCCCATCCTGGCCAAGAAGCTGGCCCGGCGCGGGTTGTCGCCTGACTTGACCGGGGCCTTCAGGTTCATGCCCTCAGCCTTGGCGCTGGCGCGGCCCTTCGCGTTCAAGCCCCCTTCGGGGTTCTTTCCCTCGGAGCGTTGCCAGGCTGGAGACTTCATCGCATGGCCTTGCCAATGATGCCCTTCTTGGCCGTCTTTGCAGACTCCACGAAGTCGGCCTTGCTTGGCGCACCCTTGGCACCTGGCTTGCGCATGCGCTCGTTAGAGCCCGCCGCGATCCTGGCACGTTTGGCCTGGATGTTGGCATACAAGCCGGGCTTCGTGGCCATTAGATTTTCCCAGGGATCAAGCCGCCGTTGAAGCCCATAGGCATCTTGGCCGTGCCGCCTTTGTACGCGGGCTGGGTTTCATTAGTGCCAGGCAGGGGCACCGAGACTTTGCTGGGGATCGTGCCAGCGCCCTGGGTTTGATTGCCGCCACCGCCAATGGCTGCACCGGTTTTCATAGGGTTGCCAGCGGCGCGCATGGTGTTACGGCTGGCGGGGTTGGAATAGTCTTGCATGGTCGTTCTCCGGGGTTTAGGCCATCAGGCCGGGTTGGGGTTTCCGCTGAGCGGCTTCTTCGTTCCAGGCTTGGCCATAGTCTTCTTCGCCTTCCATGGCCTGTTCCTGGGAACCTTCTCCACTTTCTTCGGCCAGCATCTGATCAACGTACTGGCGGCACTCCTCAATGGTTTCGCATTCATAAGGCTCGCCACCCTCGCTCGACTCGACGGTGGTTCGTCCATCGTCGCCGATGGTGATGGTGATTTGCTTCATGGGTTTTCCAATGAAAAAGCCGCCTTATCGGCGGCTCGGTTAGTCGGTTTT